ACGAATCATGGCCGTCTGGAACCCTCTACCCGGACAGGCCGATAAAGATAGTCTTTGTCTGCGGGTATGGACTGGCGGCGGATGTTCCGGAAGGTATCAAGTAGGCAATCCTTTTGAAGATAAGTGACCTATACGAGAATCGGGGGGAGGTCGTCGTGGGGGTAAGTGTTAGCAAGATAGCTGATGCCGTGGATTCGTTGTTGAGGTCTTACCGTGTGCATTGGGAGTTTGACTGATGAGATCCGGCCGCATGGATAAAATCATAACGCTCTATGAGAAAACGACGACGACAAACGCCTTTGGTGAAGAGGTTGCATCATGGATTGAACTTGTCAAAGTCGGCTCTGAGATAGCCACGGGGACCCTGACGAAGGGGACGCTCTACCAGGTAACGGCAACGGAAGAAAATCATTTTGGTACCGGGGTTGTAGCGTATGACACTTTTACGGCGGCTGGGACGGAAGAATGTGACGGCGATAACAAAGTTAAGCCCGTCACGCTCCCGGCGACTGTTTGGGCCGAGCGGTTGGAACTCCGGGGGGCTGAGAGGTGGAACGCTCAACAAGTGGTTGCCGAAATGACTTGTAAATACCGGATCAGATACCGGGATGACGTAACCGCTCAATGCAAATTGGTAGATGACGGGAGGCGGGAATACGACATTCAACCGCCCTTGGAACTTGGAAGAAAAGAAGGTCTCGAACTTATTTGCAGTGTGAGGAGTGATGCTTAATGCCGCAACCAGTTTTTAAATTTGAATTACATGGCTTAAAGGAATGTATGGCGGCCTTAGATGAGCTTCCTACTATGAGTATGAAAAAAAATGTAGTCAGAAACGCACTAAAAAAAGCGGCATTGCCAGTTAAAAAAGCCGCTGAATTAAAGGTTCAAACTTTAAATTTGGAAGAAAAAGAGAAACTCGAAAAGTCCATAAAGATTGGAACATCTTTAAAAAGGTCACAGAGAGGCAGGCAGGATAGGTCAAGGGTTACGGTTTATGTTGGGTCGAGTTCAAGGCTTGCTCATCTTTTCGAGTTCGGCACAGCGGAAAGATTTACAACAGGCAAATTGTCAAAGAAACAAATAAAGGCTGGTAAAACGCCGGGCAAAGCGGGGCTTTACAGAGGCTTTATACCCGCAATGCCTTTTTTACGGCCTGCTTGGGATGCAGGTAAAAGCGTTAGTTTATCAATACTAAAAGATGAACTCTGGAAGGCTTTGCAGAAATCAGCAAGACTTTTGGCGCGCAAAGCCGCGAAAGGCACTCTGACAAAGGGTCAAAGGGCAGGTTTATTGAGATGATTGAAACAGCCATAAGATACATACTGCTAAATGATACAACCGTGAAAGCGATAACGACAAGATGTCACCCCGTCACTATCCCCCAGACTCCGACTTATCCGCTGATACTTTATACTCAGATAAGCGGGCACAGGGATCACACATTACGTGGGGCCTCTGGTCATGTACACCCAAGGTTCCAGGTTGAGGCATGGGATGAAACCTATACAGGAGCAAAGACTCTGGCTGATGCAATAAGAAACGTCCTTGATGATTATATCGGGACGGCTTCAGGAACGGTCATAAAATCATGTTTGATAGATTCTGAGCGTGATATTTACGAACCGGAAATTGAAGTTTACAGGAAAGTACAAGATTATCTAATTTGGTATGAAGAATAACAATTTAACAGGAGGACAAAAAAATGTCTGATATGACCGAAGCTCAGGGCTTTAAATTAGAAATGTCAACCGGGACAGGTGGGGCGGTAACCATTACCGATATTACCCTTGCCAATCCCACCATATTAACGGCTGTCGCTCACGGATTGAGCAACGGCGATGTCGTTGCTGCTGCTAGTTTCGCCGGCGACGATGCGGCGAGCATCAACGGCAATACCTATGTCGTGCTTTACAAGACGGATGACACGTTCGCCATCGCCCTTGATTCGACCGCACTGACGATCACCGACAACACAGACAGCGCAACGATGACCCCGCAGTCCTACACCGAGATAGGAGATATTGTTGATTGGGATAATCCAAGCGATACAAAGAACATGATTGAATATACTACGCTTGATTCGACTCGTCAGGAAGAGGTCCCTGGCATCCCCAGAAATGTCGATGTAACATTCAACATGAACTGGAATTCTGATAATGCCGGACTTTTAGCGGCTGAAACTGCACGGGCCAATGATACAAGCAAAACATTCAAAATCACATACTCCGATAGCTCTTATCACACATTCACAGGTTATGTAGTAGCGATAAACAATTCTGGCTCGGTAGATGACAAGGTAAATGGAACTATTACTCTACACAGAACGGGAGCGATGACATTATCATGATAACGGGTAGCAAGAAGATTGATATTGACGGAAAGTCGTATTATCTCCGCTTCACTTGGGCGGCACTCGCGGAGGTGGCGGAGAAGTACGGCGATAACCCGAACCTGTTTGAACCCGAAACAGTGGCATTTGTTGGGGCGGCTGGTATGCGTGAACGACACCCAGAAATGACTGCTGTAAAGATCATGGAGCTATCGCCTCCCCTTATCCCGTTTGCCAACGATGTTCAGCAGGCTTTAAGGTGGGCGTATTTCGGAAGCGATAAAGTTCCTGAAAGTGACGGCTCAAAAAAAAAGCCGATGCTGACTGGTTGTATCAATCGTATCGGGCGGCTATTCTCGCGGGGGTAAGTCCTGTTGAATTTTGGGGCCTGACACCTTATCAGACCCGGATTGCGATGGAAGCTACTCAAGAGCGTTCCGACAAACAGGCTTGGATGATAGCAGCTTTCACAAGGACAAAGAAGCTTCCGAAGTATCAAGCATTGAGCAGGCAGAAGCGAACTAAACAAAGACCGGGGCTTGAACAGGAGTTGAAAGCCTTTTTTGGAGGTAAATAAATGGCTGAACCTATTGGAGCATTGAGGGCCGAACTTTCAGCAGGCCATGCTCAATTTGCAAGTGACATGAAAAAAGCAAAGAATGCAGTCCAGAAAAATGCTTCAGGCATGTCTGCGGCCATGGGTAAAGTGGGTAAAAAATTTGGGGAAGCTGCAACTGCCTTAAATAAATATGCCGGGTATGCTGTAGCCGGTGCTATTGTTGCCGCGACTGCTTTTATAAAAAAACAAATAACCGTTGCCGATCAAATGGGGAAACTCGCACAGGCAACTGGTACTACCTCAGAATATCTTTCCTCAATGTCTCTTGTAGCATCCCAGGGAGGCACAACTCTTGAAGCTGTAGCAAAGGGCACAGAAAGACTATCCCGGAATATGTATGATGTCAGCAAAGGTATAGGCGAAGCAAAGAGGGTCTTTGAAGATCTGAATATCCAAGTTACTGATAATGAAGGCGTATTAAGAAAATCTGAGGATGTCTTTAAGGATATTGCTAATAAATTTAAGGGTATGGAAGATGGGGCAGCCAAGACAGCTTATGCAATGCAGATTTTTGGCAGGGCCGGGGCTGAACTTATCCCGATGCTGAATGGAGGCCGTGCGGGTATAGAAGGATTACAGAAAAAAGCTGAAGAGATGGGCCTTGTCATATCCACTGAAACCGCTTTACAGGCAGCTTATTTTAACGATCAACTTGATTTAATGATTAAAAGCGCACAGGGTGCTGGTCGGAGTTTGGCTTTACAGATTATTCCTTGGCTTAATGAGACTATGGCAGTTTTGAAATACACCAAAGAAGAATCGGGCGGCCTAATGGCTGCCTGGGTAGCATTAGGGGCTGTTGGTGATGCTATATTCAGCAAGTCTTTAACCCAAAATATAAATGAGACAAAAAAACAAATTAAAGAACTGGAAAAGAAAAAAGTAAATCTTAAAATTAATCTGGAAGATACAACAAGAGGACTTAGCGAAAAACATAAAGAACCTTTTGAAAAAAATTATTTAGAGAGAGTGAAGTTTTATCAAGACGAGATTGATAAAGTAAAAATCAAACTGGCTGAACTTGAAGCACAAAAACAAAAAGAAGATGACGCAGATAAATCCAGAATGGAAGACGCTATGAAGCGGGCTCAAGCGGAAGCAGAGCAAAGGCGTAAAAACACAGAGGATTTAATAAAACAGTCAGAGGCAAGGCTTGAAGCAGAAACAAAGGCCGCTGAAACAAAGGCCAATGAAAAGGCTGCGATAAAGGCGGCTGAAGACGCTGAAAAGGCTATTGATGACCAGATAGAAGCTCTTAAAAAACAGCGTGATATGTTTGAGATGACAACAGCTGAGGCGACACTGTATGAGCTTGCATTAAAAGAAGGTACTACTATTGCAAATTATCTTGATGCAAAGGCAATATTGGAAGATATAGATGCACTCGAAAAACAGAAGACATTAAGAGAAGAAGGCCGGGCATTAACAGAATCAATGATGTCGGCTCAAGAGAAGTATAACGAAACCTTGAAAAACTATAATGAATTATTGAAAGCAGGAGAGATAGATCAACAAACCTATGACAGGGCGGCACAACAGGCCCTAGAAGGACTTAAAGACACGGGTATCAATGTATTTGAAGAACTCGGAAAACAGATAGAGGGTTGGGGCCGTGACAGTGCAAGGGCCATAACCGATTTTGCGCTTGAAGGCAAAGGTTCTTTTTCCGATATGGTCAAATCCATGATATCCGAAATGATGCAGTTAATAATATATCAAAGAATAATGTCCCCATTATTTAGTGCAATAGGGGGTTGGGTTGGTGGTCTCGGCGCAGATCCGGCAGCGGCTTCCGGTGCGGCAGGTTTGGGAGGGGCATCTCAATTGTCAATGGTTGCCTCCGCTCATGGCAATGTGTTTTCAAGGGGTGAATTAATCCCCTTTGCAAAAGGCGGGATAGTAACAAGACCGACCATATTTCCCATGGCGCAAGGAGCTGGCTTGATGGGTGAGGCCGGGGCAGAGGCTATAATGCCATTGACTCGGATAGGCGGTGATTTAGGTGTTAAAGCCACTGGCGGAGGTGGGGCGGTAGTGAATATTTACAATAACGTAGGAGCAAACGTGACGACCAAAGAGCGCAAAACTGCCGGAGGCATTGAACTTGATGTAATGATTGACGCTGCTGTTGCAAAAAAACTAGGCCAGCATGGATCAATGTCTAACAGAGCAATTAAGCAAAACTTCGGTGCCCGAACTCAATTAACAGGGAGGTAATATGGCTATACCAGCATGGCATGTGGACTTGCCTCAAAAATTATTTGTCATTGGATATAGCGGGGCTTTCCCTGATATCACTATTCAGAGTGATATGGATGCAGGACCAGCTAAGGTACGCAGACGGTTTACGTCAGGGATAGAACCTGTATCAGGCACAATGATAATGTCAGCGGCACAATTCGCGACATTTAGTACGTTTTATAATACAACATTGCTGGGCGGATCTCTCAGGTTTTCATGGACAAGACCACCTGCTCATACGGTAGCCTGCGAAATGCGATTTACAAAGCCTCCTGAATGGACTGTTATTGATCCTGGAAAATATGAAATAAGTTTATCATTGGAAATATTACCATGACAGAGGTTTCATTAAATTTTAAAGAGGCGGCATTTGCTCAGGAAACAGGCAGAGTCCCGATAGCATTGATAACACTATCGCATGATGGCCTTGAGGATGATATCAGGATCAGTTGTGATCCGACACAGGAGTTAGCAGGGCTTACCACTGACACGCAAAAAGTGTATGGGACTATATCAAATGGCAAAACATATATTTTTCTCCCTGTCAGGATAAAACTCCCTGATGACACAGAACAAGGGCCTGGCACCATGACGCTTGAGATTGATAATATCCACAGGGCATATACGGAAACAATAAGAACTGTATTTACACCTGTAACTTGTCAGGTCGATATATTGTTGGATAATGCGCTTGATATAATAGACGCAAGCTGGCCGGAGTTCCTTTTGACAAACATAAAATATAACGCTGCTGTGATAACAGGCACTCTGACGCTTGAAACATTGATGACAGAACCTTTTCCAGCAGGGACATTTATACCGGCTCATTATCCAGGGGTGTACTGATGGATTTTGACGATTATATAGGGATTCCATTTAAGGCAATGGGAACGACTAAAGAAGGCTGTAATTGTTGGGCCTTAGTGTGTATGATTTATAAAGATCACTTGGGCATTGATTTGCCTACATTTGCAGAGTATGGAGCCCCAAAAACAACAGAAGAATTAATAAAAATAACTAAAGTTTTCCGGGAAAATAAACTGAATTGGATCAATGTTAAAAAGCCAAAATTCTATGACGTGATATTACTCAGATCAGGATCAATGCTATATCATGCCGGTCTGGTAATTGGTAAAGGTCAGATGATACATATTGATAAGGGCGTAAACTCAATCATAGAAAGCTACACATCAAAAATGTGGAAAGATAAAGTCGAGGGTTTTTACCGATATGCAGAATAGAGAAATAATAATATCCCCTAACGCCTTACACTGTCCGAAGGTTATAACTGTCGGCAATGACTTGACTATTCGCCAGATCATACAACAACAGAATTATAATTATTTCGGGACATTGACTGTTGAAATTAACGGTATCCCGATCACTGAGGATAAATGGGATTTGAAACCAGACGTCAATGACCATATATTGATTTATGCTCCTATTATGGGCGGCGATGGTGAAAAAAATCCTCTTAGAACTATACTATCTATTGTAGTTGTAGTTGTTGCGGCAGTTGCTACTTTCTGGGCCGGTGGTGCTGGCGGATGGGGCACGGCGGGGGCTTTAGGATTATCGGGGAACGCGGCTACTGCATACGGTGCATTTGTAGGCGCCGGTGTGGCTACTGCTGGGATGTTACTTGTCGATGCCATAGCACCGATAAGGCTTGGTTCTAATGTGTCTCAAGACCCTTATAGCAGTTCGCCCACTTACTCAATATCAGGTGGGACGAATAGAGCGAACCCCTGGGGGGCGGTGCCTGTCAACTTGGGTATAAACAAGGCTTACCCCCCACTTGGTGCGGGTAGTTATACTGAGATTGTTGATGAGATTGCAACGACTACAAAAGTGGTTAACACAGGATACATCGTACAAAGCCCTGGTCACGTAGTAGCCGCTCCTACGTATGTTTTAACGTATGATGAGATAATAGGCAGCGATGAATATTTCAGAATGCTTGTTGTGTGGGGTTACGGGCCTCTTGGTATTTCAGATATTAAGATAGGTAACACTCTGCTTTCATCTTATTCGGATTATGATATTCAGACACGTGAAGGATGGTCAGATGATGAAGCTATCACATTATTTCCATCGCAAGTAAACCAAGAGACTGTTGCTGTTGAATTAACTCAGTCTGGTGGCATGGTTACCCGAACCGCGCCGGATGCAAACTGTGATGAATTATCGGTTGATTTATCTTTTCCATCTGGTCTTGTCGAGATTAAAGACGATGGATCAAAGTCAAGTCAATCTGTAACCGTGCTGATACAATACAGGGTTGTTGGGGCAGGTGCATGGACAACTCACGAGACAAAAATTTTCACTGACAAGACAACGAATACTATCAGGTACGGTACGTCATGGTCAGTTGATAATACAAAAGAATACGAAATAGGAATCACACGGCAAACGGCTGACAGCGAAGATGAACAAATCATTGATACGGTGTACTGGATGAGCATGAGGAGCATAACGTGTGAAGATCCGTTAGCAAACGTGCCGTATCCGGTGGCGGCCTCCGCAATAAAAATCAAGGCTACAGACCAGCTTAACGGGCCTATTGATACGTTGAACGGTATA